GAAGCTCCAACACCACCCAATAATGAAGCGTAAGGATTGGTTGTTGCGGCTCTACCAGTTGCTAATGCAACACTTTGTTCAGCACCACGCAATCCAAGTTGACCAACATTAGCACCAGCTTGTGCGCCATATTGACCTAATTGTGCGCCCATTGTGTAAGGTTGTTGTGCCGCAGTCTCCAAGCCTTGAACTTGTCCCAAAGCAGTCGTATAAGGTGAATAAGCGGCTTGCTGACCCGCATAGTATTGACCCTGTAGCCCTGCGCCTTGCGTTAATAATCCAGAGCCAAAACCAAGTCTTTGTTGCTCTAAGGCCTGTTGTCTAGCCAAAGCATCAATGCCAAATTGTTGACCTTGGATTCCTAACTGTTGACCTGCACCAATCAAGTTAGAGCCAAACTGTTGACCTTGAATTCCTAATTGCTGACCCGACCCAATTAAGTCTGCTCCAAACTTCTGGCCTTGGATGCCTAGCTGTTGACCTGCACCAATTAGTTCTGATCCAAACTTCTGGCCTTGGATTCCAAGTTGCTGACCAGTTCCAACCAATCCCGCACCAAACTGAACTTGTTGTTGACCAGCCTGTTGAGCTTGAGCCGCCAATTGAGCTTCTTGCATAGCACGAGCATTAAACAAAGCCTGTAGTTCAGGGGTAGTAGCACCATAAGTACCACCTTGAGCCACAGAAAGACCTGCACGACCCTGTTGTTGGAGTCTGTTTTGCAGATTAGCCAACTCTATCTCTCTGCCTGGTTGCAACAAAGCCATCTGTTGATTGAGATAGTTCTGAGCCACTTGTTCAGGAGATTGAGCAATGTACCGACCTCCAAGAGCAGTAAGCATTTTGCTCTCAGGAGATTGAGTTAAATAATCACCGCCAAGAGCAGCTAAACGCTGGCTTTCTGGCGAGACAGTTAAATAACCTTTACCAAGAGCAGTTAGCTCCTTACTTTCTGGAGACTGCGTTAAATAATCACCACCAAGTGCAGTCAAACGCTTGCTCTCTGCGGATTGACCTAAATATTGAGAAGCAATGTTGCCTACACGGGTGTCACTAGGAGCATTAAGAATACCTTGACCTAAACCAAACAAACTCTGTGCGCCTGTTTGCACAGGAGCAAATTTGGCTTGTGCTTGTTCTGCCTGTGTTAAGCCTTGATTTGACAAAGCCATCAATCTATCTTGTTGAGCTTTGGCTTCAGGACTTAGTGTGTACCCTGCGCTTGTTAATCTACCTGTTACTGGGTCAACTGTAAATTGTGACGTACCAAAACGAGTAGTCATCCCAACAGGTCTAAACTGAGCAGCAGTTTTGGCAGCCGCAGTCTCAGCATCAATTCTTTGTTGAGCCGCAACAGCCGCTTCACGAGATGTCGCTTGTTGAAGTAGACCAGAAGCAGTAGTAGCTCCTGTTGAAAACAATTGAGCAATCTGAGCCGCTGTTAAGCCTGTTTTCAATAGATCAGTAACTTGAGTTGTGGTAAGGGTTGTAGCCGCAGTAGCCAAAGCCGCAGCATCAGCGGTAGCCTTCGCAGCAGCAGCCGCAGCGGTAGCATCGGCAGTAGCCTTAGCCGCAGCAGTAGCAGCGGCAGCATCTGCAGCGGCCTTAGCAGTTGCAGCATCGGCAGCAGCTTTGGCAGTTGCAGCCTCTGTTGCGGCAATCTCTGCAGCGGCAGCTTCTGCAGCAGCGGCTTCTGCAGCAGCGGCTTCTGCAGCGGCTGTAGCGGCAGCGGCATCAGCGGCAGCCTTGGCAGCAGCGGCATCAGCAGTTGCTTTAGCAGCAGCCTCTGCGGCAGCGGCCTTAGTAGCCGCATCAGCACTGGCGGCAGCATCTGCAATTGCCTTAGCATCGGCAGCCGCTTTAGCAGCGGCAGCGTCAGCAGCAGCCTTGGCAGTAGCCGCATCTGCAGCAATCTTAGCTTGAGCCGCAGCATCTTCTGCTAGTTTTTTAGCAACAGACTCAGCCGTGATTCCTGCCGCTTCACCAGTAAGAAGACCGCTACCACCAGTTAAGTTGGTTAAAGTTGGAACAGTTGCACCAGTAGTCAAGGCATTGGCAAGAGTAGTAGCACCCGCAGTGCCACCCGCACCACCGAGTGATAAGTCTGCTAACGCAAGCTCACCTGCAGTCAGACCAGTAGTTCCTACAGTAGCGGCTGTTCCTGCGCCAGTTAATAGTCCACCCGCAGCAGCACCGCCTAAAGCGGCTAAAACTACGGGGTCTTTAAGTGCATCTACTAAACCACCAAAAAATGATAAATCTTTTTTAGTCTTAGATGTATTAATAAACTCACCAGTAGGGCTATAGTTTTGAACTTCTGTGCCAACGGGAACTTTATCTTTTATACCACCTTTAGTTTTATAAATGTTAATGCTCTCAAGTGGGCCAATCTCTTGATTTTCGCCAGAGCCAATAGTTCTATAGTTGCCTTGAACCCATGTGTCACCAAGCAACACAGCCTGATCCCGAGGTAGAAATGGGGCAAGTCTAGCAATAATATCGCCTACAGGAACAACAGCAATAGCCGCCATTTGAGATGGAGGTACTCCAGCCGTTTTCATGGCCTCAAAAATCTTTTCATCGCTTATGCCTGGATTGGCAAGCAAGAAATCTATAACTTGTTGATTTGTTACGGCCATGATTGTTTACTCCGCTTCTTTAGGTACTTGCGCTTCAGCCTGATCTTTTATTTTAAGAATCAGAGGCCAAACGCCTGATTTTGCTGGCATCTCACCAAGCACATTCAAGATAAATTGCACTTCGTTTGCATCTAACTCTAATTTCATGCTTGACCCCAAGGTGTGCCAGTAGCAGTAACAGGATTCTTCTGCAAAGCAATGTTAGCGGCTAGTGCATCTTCTGTGGCTTGCTTGTCAATACCATTAGCCCATACCCAACCAAGGACTGTTTCTTGTGTCAGGTCTGCATAGGGAATCGTTGGTGTGCCATCAGCCCATGAGCAAGTTGAGTAAATAGAGGCTGTGTAGTCTCCATCTACTGCTGTGGCTTGCCAGTGTGCAGTTGTTACAAAGCCGTTTGAGGTTTCACGCTCAAGTGTTGAGATAGTCCAGTTTGTCATGTTATTTCCTTTTAAAGATTAGCGGCATCAAGTCGTTCCTTGAGGGTTTCAATAGTTGTAAGTGCTTTTTGCAAAGACATAACAGTTATCGCTAAAACTGACCTGTCGTAATAGCCCCAAGGCTTTCCTTCTTCTGGCTCTGGTGCGGCTTCTGGGCCGATAGCAACATTGACGTTTTGAGCAAAGAAACCTAATTGTCTTTCTTGCCCAAAAATAGGTGCTTTTTCTTCGTTATAGAACCAATAGCATGGCTCTAACTTTTGAAGCATTACGTCAGGATTAGATGGGACACCATCTTTAATTTTCCATGTTTCATCTGATACGGATGAAATAACACCAGCCGCTGAAAATGTCGCTGCTCCCGCACCATAAGCATTCATCGTAACAATGCCTGCCGAGTCAATACGCATACGTTCTGTTACACCACCAGCCATAAAAATCAAAGCCGAATTAGAGGCAACAGTTAAACCAACAGCACCATGTAAAAGTAATTGGTTTGCACCACCAGAACCAAAGTAACCTGTTTGGCTACCAAGCGCACCCATTTCAGTCCCTTGGTTGTACAACCTAAGTCTTGAATCTCCATCTGAACCACCATTTATACGGAGTATTTCATCAGGCGAACTTGTTCCAATACCTACTTTACCTGTGCTTGTGATGCGTAGTCTTTCTGAACCACCTGTTTCAAAATTAATAGTTCTTGAAGTCTGTGCATTAAAAACCATAGCCGAGGCGGTACTATAAATATATGAAGCTAAGTTACCACCAATTCCAAAAGACAAAATTGTTTCACTTGACCCATTTAGAGTAATGTTTCCACGACCACTTGTACTCAAAAGTGGCGATGTCATACCAACCATCAAATTTCCACTTGTATCCAGAGTCATTGGTTGAGCAAAGGAGATAGTGTTCCCTGCTGTTCCTGATGCGGCTGTGTACCAAATATGACCAGCATTGTGGGACTGCATATAAGCGGATGAGGTTATACCTGTTAACTTATAAGTCCAAGAAAGTCCTGAGTTAAGGAAAGCGTTAGACGATAAATATGTAAATTGGGCGGTTGTGCTATCGCTGTAAGAAGCAATACTTCCCGTTGTATTAATGTCTAATAATTTTATTGCAGAATTGGTGGTACTCGGAGTAACTCCAATACCCAAATTAGAACCATCAAAAGTAAGCGCAGACCCAGTAGCCAATGCACTTGTACTAGATGCGTAAACCACACCGCCTGATGTGAATGGAGTAGCACCACCTAAGTTTGTACCGCCATTGGCAGTAGGTAGTGTTCCTGTCACTCCAGTTGTCAGTGGTAGGCCAGTTACTGATGTTAAAGTGCCACCAGAGGGTGTACCCAATGCACCATTGAACAATACTGGCGCACCCGCAGAGCCTGTATTGACCGCTAGAGCAGTCGCAATTCCAGTACCCAAACCAGACACACCTGTAGAGATAGGAAGACCTGTAGCGTTCGTTAAGGTTGCGCTAGTAGGCGTTCCAAGGATAGGAGTTACTAAGGTAGGAGAGGTAGCAAATACTGCTGATCCCGTTCCTGTTTCGTCTGTCAAAGCACCCAAAAGGTTAGCAGAGGTGAATGAGCCTAGTGACGTTGCATTGCCAACAGAAGTGACTGCACCTGTTAAGTTAGCATTAGTAGTGACGTTACCCGCAGTCAGACCAGAAGCAGTCCCTGTGATGTTTGTGCCAACCAAGGCTGATGGAGTTCCCAAGGCGGGAGTCACCAATGTTGGCGAGTTTGACAACACTACATTGGTTGTTCCTGTAGATGTAGTTACACCAGTACCACCATTGGCAACACCAAGAGTTCCTGTAATATCAGCAGTTGAGAGGCTTACCGCATCCCATGAGGCATTTGTGCCATCAGTTTGAAGATACTTGTTAGCGTTACTTGTTTGGCTAGGCAAGAGGTTGTTCAACGCACCAGCCGCAGTAGAAGCACCAGTACCACCATCAGCAACTGCTAAGTCTGTAATACCAGTAATTGTTCCACCAGTAATCGCCGCAGCAGAATTATCTGTCTTAGTTGCAACAGCAGTAGCAATATTGTTAAACTCAGTATCAATCTCAGTACCACGGACAATCTTTAGTGGATCGCCAGGCGTGAGGTTATCTTTAGTCGCAAAGTTGGTACTTTTTGTGTAGTTACTCATGATATTTTCCCGTTCTTAGATTGAATTTCAATCTTCTGAATTGACAGTTGAGTGCCGTTGATAGTGGTTTCGTAACCTGTTTGAACAACTTTTCCCGCACCAGAAGCATTTACATCTAGTGTTTTAATCAATAAACCGCCAGAGTATTGGGCTACTCCGTACTCAGCAAGTCCATACTCATAGTTCTGTTGTGTAGGGATGAAAGCGTTACCAGACAAATAGTTGGCAGCAAAGTCAAACCCCCATTTGATCGTCACAAACTGGTTAGAGCCACCAATGATGATTGTCTTAATTCTCTTGAGAATAGAAATCTGATTCTCATTACCAAGGTCTGCATGGTTAGTAAAATACGATAGTCGGTAAGTAGATGTGTTATCTAAGAAACCTCCATACTTACCTATAAAACCTCTTTTACCAATATACAAGTCACCATTGCGAAGCGAGTGAAGAGCTGTTGGCGCAACAGAATCCCACTTGGTTACTCTGTATGCTCCATCTTGCAATTGCATCTTTGTATCAAAACAAAAGACCTGTGCCAACAATGGGAGAGTTAACAAGTAAAAAGCATTCTTTTCTGAATAAACAGATTTTATACTCGCCAGATTTTCTCCAGTTACAGAGGATACTAAATCTGATCTAACATTTTTAGACAAGTCTCTTAGGGGTGCAGATTTCTCTTGGATTGTCCTCATCAAAGAACGAACACCCGAGTCTGACAAGAAGATAACGTCTGTACCAATGCTCTGAATGGAATCTCTTGCAATACACCCAATAGCACCTACTGTGTCGCTCAAAACCAAAGAAGCGGGTGTAGAAGCACCAGAGTAAACAAGTATCTGCCTCTTGCCAAAGATGAAAAAGAAATCATTGTGAGCCGCTAGACCCATTACTTCATCAGCACCATTAGGCCACACACGAGATACATCTAAAGTGCCTGAAGTACCACCGCCCCATACATGACCTGCAATCAAGTCAGAAAAGGTAATCGTCACCTTATCTGTAGATGTATTAGCCACCCACAAACGACCAAATGCTGAAATACCAATGTTTGCTTGCGGAACAGTACCGACATAGCCAGATTTCTCAGAAACTCTGCGGTAAGTAGTTGTACTTATAGCAGGGTCAAAAATGAGTGGATCGTGTCCTGTTTGGAAGAAGTATGCAATGCCATTTAAAGAAGCACATTGCCAATTATTAGCCGTAATGGTAGGAGCAGAACCACCGCCACCATAGGTCAACTCAGTCACAGCATTAGAAGTGCCAAGTTTAAATAGTTTGTTATTTCCAGAAAACAGAACAGTCAAAGTTCCATCAGATTGGACTAATTCATGGATAACACCCACATCATTATCACCAAGATTTCCTGATGAGGAATTAAGAAGTGTATAGCCCTTGCGTGAGCCGATACGACCATACTGGTCAATGACACAGTTAGCGGCAACCAAAGCGAAGCCAGATGCCAAATCTAATGGCGAATCTTGCGAGTTCAGGCCAAAAAAGCCTGGTGCGCTAATACTTTGACTTTGAAGTGGTGCTGCCATTTAGACCGCCACAAAGTTGTCTTCAGGGTAACGAGTGCTTTCCAATGCAATAGCGTCAGATAGCATTCCACGGAACAAAGCGTACGCTTCATTAGAAGCAGTGCCTCCATCCTCACCACGCTCAATCAAACCACGAGCATAGGCACTTTGAGTCACCAAATAATCCAATACCTTGACTGAAGTGCCATCAGCAGACAAATTAGCCTGTGGGATGGTTAAATCAAACTTCAGTGTGTAAACACCATCAGGAACGGGAAACAGGTCAACCTTTGTGTCACCACTACCATCTACACCACTAAAGCAGAACTCTGAAGGAATAGACTGTGAAGGTGTACCAAAGTTCAACTTGCGGTTCATATCCGCAACAGCAATGTTATCTAAGGTAATAACACTTGTGGTGTTAATAGCATCATTGATACGGAACTTTTGACCCGCACCTGTCAAAGCGTATGAACTTGTGCCACTGGTAGTAGTAACTGTAATTGTTTGTCCCAAGACATTCCAATTATAGGAATCTTCAATTTGACGTTTAGCATCATTGACAAACTTGCCAACCAATGCGGAATAAGTTGTTTCTGAGACTGTAGAAACAGTTGTCTCACGCAATCGAGTGAGAACATCATTCACAAGTTCTAAGTAGGTCATGTTCGTTGTGCTCCCTGAACCTCAAATGTTGCAATAAAACTAAAGCTACTAGCAGATTGAGTAGTAATTTGAATTCTATCGCCTTCTTCTAAAACGATATAAGCATTGCCATCAAACTGAAGGTATTGCTTTGAAGTAAAGTCGTAGTTAGTAAGAATATCCAAGGTAGTAGCAGTGCTTGCGTCATACCATTGAACAGTAATGTGCTTAGTCGAACCGCCAGTATTGTGAATGTACATCACAGTAAACTTGGCGTAATAACCCGTAGGAACTGTATAAACAGTTGTCAGCGTATTGGCTGTGGGGTTAAGTCCGACTGATACTGGCCTCATTTACTATTCCTCTTAGAGATCGCTTTAGCTTTAGCTTTAGCGTCTTCCTTGGACGTTGCGCCCCAAGCTCTAAGAGAAAGTAAAAGTCGGGTAGGCTTTCCATCTTTCATCTCAGCGCCAGGCATATTGCCCA